CTCGACATCATGGTCGACCCCTACAGCAACAGCACCAGCGGCACGGTTCGCGTGGTTGCTATGCAGGATGTGGACATCGCCGTTCGCCATCCTGAGTCCTTCAGCCGCGGCGCTGACACCCTCTGATGTTGATCCAGGTCCTACGGCAAACGATGCTGGCGGGCCGGGTGGTTCGTGTTGGGGATGTCATTGAGGCATCCCCTTCCGACGCCAAGCTATTGATCGGCATCGGCAAAGCAATCGAGGCCGCCGCCCAGGTGGCCGATGTGGTTGAGACTATTGCTCAGCCGCCCCGCAAACCATCATCCCCTCGACGGAGGGCGAAACCATGACCATCCATAACCTCGGATCCAAAACGGATCTACTCGAAGTTCACAACAATGCAGTGGTTGCATCGACCGGCGCTGGCACCCCCGCCAACGTTGACCTGATCGATTACGAAGGCGATGTTGCCTTCATCATTGACGCAGCTGCCGCCGGTTCTGGCGTCACCCTGACCGCCAAGATCCAGCACAGCAACACCACGACCACCGGCGACTTCGTCGACGTGACTGGTGGCGGCTTCACCGCTGCTGCTGCTAACACCGCCTTCCAGGAAAAGATCTACCTGAACAGCAACGACCTGCGTCGTTATGTTCGCGTGCTCTTCACCGTGACCGGCGGCACTGGCACCGGCGCTGTTTCGGTGGTCGCTCTCGGCTCGAAAAAGTACAGCTGATGGCGATCACGGAAGATCTGGACATCTTCCTGGCAGACTTCGGCGTCAGCTGCACAGCTGGCGCCGTTACTGCTAATGGGATTTTGGACATGCCGAGCCAGATCTTGAGCGATGGCATGGTGCTCAGCACTGACTACACCTTGACGGCACGGGCATCCAACTTCGGCACCTTGATCCGCGGCAGCTCTATCACGGTTGATGGCGCGGCCTACACCGTGCGCGAGACGATGCTGATCGATGACGGCAAGTTTGTTCAGATCGCTTTGCAGAAGACATGAGCAGCCCCTTCAAGGTCAACACACGCAGCCAGTGGGCAACGCTGAACCCGGTGCTGATGGCCGGCGAGCCTGGCCTTGAGAGCGACACCAGCAACCTAAAGATTGGCAACGGCCGGTCGCCATGGTCAAGCCTGCCGTATCACGGCTGTCCTGGCTATTGGGGCTCTTTCTGGGATGGCACATCGCAAGTGGCGGCGCTGGCTAACACGGCCTATCCGATCAAACTGCGGCAAGCTGACAACGCCAGTCGGGCCGTGAGAATCATCTCAGACGGCCGCATCACGGTCGATCACGCTGGCGTGTACAGCCTCACCTTCTCGATCCAGTTCAGCAATACGGACAACGAGATTCACGACATCAACGTCTGGCTGCGCAAGAACAACGAAGGCAGCGCGGGTGACGTGCCGGCCAGCGACAGCCGATTCAGCATCATCGCAAGGCATGGCAACGTTGACGGCAACGTGATTGGTTGCGTTAACTTCGTAACCCCCCTGGCCGCAAACGATTATCTCGAGCTGATGTGGATGACCAGCAACGTGGCGGCGTACATCCACGCGGAGCCAGCTGAAACCAGTCCGCCGCATCCCAGCATTCCTGGCATCATCTGCACTGTCGCCCAAGTCGCATCGGCTTAAGCCATGGCCACCAAACGCGAGACCATCCTGGCGGCTATCCGCACGGCTCTAACCAATACAACTGGCGTCAGCACGCGGATCTACCGCAGCCGCGTCGAGCCGTTAGCCAGAGGCGAGCTGCCGGCAATCGTGGTCCAACCGATCAGCGACACGGCCGAGCAGAACACCAGCCTGCCGACGCTGGACTGGACGCTGGCTGTTCGGATCTCGGTGATCGTCCGCGGTAACATCCCAGACCAAGTGGCTGATGCAACAGTCGAAAGCCTGCACGCGAAGGTGATGGCCGATCTCACCCTTGGCGGCAATGCCTACGATGTGCAGCCCGTTTCGGTTTCCTTTGATCTGGTCGAGGCTGATCAGCCAAGCGGTGTGATCAGTTGCGACTACGCTGTCAGGTATCGGACCAGAGTGGCCGATCTATCCCTCAGCCCGTAGCAGCTACGATGATGGACGAACACAAAGGCCAGGGCGGCAGCTATCTGGTCGATCCCAAAACCGGCAAGCGAAAGCTCGTCGAGCGGACCCAGCCGGCCCCTCATCCAACCTCCGAGGTAGCCTCCGATGGCATCAGTTCTGACTCGCCGACGCCTGATTCTGGCGAAGATTGAAAGTACATACGGGACCGACTCTTCGCCGACCGGCAGCAGCAACGCGATCCTGGTGCGCAACCTTGAGATCCAGCCGCTGGTTGCTGACACGGTGAACCGCGATCTGGTGCGGCCGTACATGGGCCAAGCCGATCAACTGCTGGCGCAGGTTCGCGTTGAAGTCAGCTTTGAGGTTGAGCTGGCCGGTTCTGGCACTGCTGGCACCGCCCCCGCTTATGGTCCAGTGCTCCGCAGCTGCGGCCTGAGCGAGACGCTGGTCACCAGCACCAGCGCCACCTACGCGCCCGAGAGCGCTGGCTTTGAGAGCTGCACCATTCACTACCACGAAGACGGCATCCGTCACAAGCTGACGGGCTGCCGCGGCACCTTTGAGATCACCGGTGAAGTTGGTCAGATCCCTGTCATCGCGTTCACGATGACCGGCATCTACAACGCCCCCACGGACGAGACTCTGCCGACCCCCACCTACGCCAACCAAGCGGCCCCGCTGCTGTTCAAGCAGGGCAACACAACCAGCTTCGATATCTTCTCCTATAGCGGCTGTATGCAGTCTTACAGCTTCTCGATGGCGAACGATGTCATCTACCGCGAGCTGGTCGGCTGCACCAAGGAGATCCTGATCACCAACCGCGCACCTAATGGCACCGTTGTGATCGAGGCCCCAACCATCGCGGCTAAGGACTTCTTCACGGCAGCCACTGGCAGCAGCACTGGCAGCATTGACTTCCAGCACGGCACAACCGCAGGGAACATCATCACGATCACAACCGCTCAGTCTGACCTGGGCAACCTGACCTACAGCGATCAGGACGGGATCCAGATGCTGAACATCCCCTTTATTGCGGTTCCGACCAGTGCAGGCAATGATGAGCTGTCAATCGTCTACACCTGATCCGCGTGGCATTCGTTCTTAAGCAGTCGGACACCTACTCGTGGCCGATCGCGTTCGACATCCCTGTCGATGGTGGCCGCATGCAACGGCAGACCTTCGATGGGGAGTTCCGTCGCCTCAGCCAATCAAGGATCACTGAGATTGGCGCACAGATCAAAGCCGAAGGGATCACGGACGCCGACCTGGCGGCTGAGGTCCTGATCGGCTGGTCTGGCGTCACAGACGGCGATGGCAAAGACGTGCCGTTCAGCCAGAAGGCGCTCGAGCAATTGCTTGATGTGCCGATGCTGGCAGGCGCGATCACGCTGGCCTATTTCGAGAGCCTGCAGGGAGCCAAACGAAAAAACTAATGGAGGCCGCTGAGCATTGGGCGGGCGGTAGCGTCGTCGACGATACCGCCGCTGATGCCGCGGCCATGGGGATTCCCTTGCCGGATCTGCCGGATGCATCGGCTGAAGACTTCGACGTCTGGCCTGAGAACTGGCCGACCGTGGAGATGTTCCTTCGCGTGCAAACGCAATGGCGCACGTCAATGGGGGGCGTGATCGGGCTGGACTATACAGCCCTGGCGTGGGTGCTTAAGCTGTATGAGATAGAAGATCAGCGTTCGCTGCTCGAGGATCTGCAGGTTATGGAGGCCGCCGCCATGCATGTCATGAACAAGCAGGAGGCCTGACCATGGCGCTCAATCTGGACGCAGCGCTCAAGATCACGGCGAGCGTTGCCGGCGAGAACAACATCCGCCGGTTTCAAAACTCGCTGCAAGGCCTCGAGGGGCGCATCAAGAACACCAGCATGGCCGCCGACCTGCTGGTTAGTGGCATCAAGGGACTGGCTGCTGCAGCCGTTACAGGCGGCGTCTTAGGATTGGCCAAGAGCGCCATCGATCTGGCGGACAACATGCGCGACCTGTCGCAGCGCACAGGCGTGAGCATCCAAACGCTGGGGCAGTTCAAGGTGGCCGCGGAGCTTTCGGGCAGCACCATCGAAGGCGTTGCCAAAGGCCTGAACTTCCTGAACAAGAACATGGTGGCCGCGGCTACCGGCGGCAAGGATGCGGCGGCTGCATTCCAGACGATCGGTGTCTCGATCAAAGATGCAGAGGGCAACCTGCGCACTGCCGACCAAGTCTTTTTAGATGTCGCAGATCGGTTCGCAACATTGCGAGACGGACCAGAAAAGGCTGCCATTGCCATGCGGATCTTCGGAAAAGCTGGCGCGGATCTGATCCCGATCCTGAACCTTGGCAGTCAAGAGATCCAACGGTTTGGCTTGAACATCTCGCAGGACTTCGCGGACAAGGCTGATGCATTCAACGATCAGCTCGGGCTGGCTGGTGCGCAGGTCACCAATCTGAGCATTCAGATCGGTTCGGCACTCTTGCCTGTGGTCAATAGCCTGCTGGCTGGGTTGAGCGGTGCCGTCACACAGATTGGCAAGTGGATCGAGGGATTGCAAACGGCTTACAAGGAGAACGCTGCATTCAAGACATCGATCGATGTGCTGATCGGAGCGTTCACGGCACTGGCTACGGTCCAAGTCTTTTCTACGTTTATCGCAGGAGCCAAGGCTGCCATCTTGATCACTGGCACATTGATCAAGGCGCTGAAAGGTTTGACCGCCGCCAACCTGTTGGCTGGTGCTGCTGGCTTTCTCAAGAGCAAGCCCGGACTCATTGCGGCACTGGTTGGTGGCCTTGGCGTTGGCATTGACGCAGCGTTCAATCAAGGCAAGATCGTCAGCGGCATCACCCGCGGGATCTCGGGAGCTTTGGATCAAGCGTTCGGCGCGTTCGGCGCGATGGTGCCTTCTGTCCCGAACATCCCAACCAGGCAGGGCGGCGTTCTTGATGTCAGTGGCCTAGACACTGGCACAGCCAACAAAGTAAAGAAAGCCAAGGAGATTCAAGAGATTACAGCCGAAGAACTTCAACTGAGCAAGTTGCTGAACAAAGCCAAGATTGACGGGAACACCTTGCAGCAGGCAGAGCTGGAGTACGGCTTGAGTCTGCTTGACATTGACAAGCAAAAGATCGGCGTGCGTCAACGGCAAAAACTCGAAGCCGATGCGGCGACAAAATTGTTGCAAGCAGAGATCGACTACGCCAAGCAACTTGGCAGTGCAATCGCCCAAGATTTTCTAAAACGGCAAGAGTTGCAAAACAATTATAACAATACTGTCGAAGATCTAAGAATCAAGGCTGGCTTGATTACGGGCGAAGAACTGAAGCGGCTGGAGATTGATCGCGAACTTGAAGCAATTATGGAGCGGATACCTGGCCTTACTGACGAGCAGATCGCTAAGTTAAAGCAACTGATTCAGGCCAGCAAAGACGTTAAAGACAGCTTCGGGGATACATTTGGCGCCAGCCTGAAGGAGTACTACCAACAGCTGACCAACTTCGGCGCGCAGGTGGCCGACTCGGTGAAGGGCGCGTTCCAAGGGCTTGAGGATCAGCTGACCAGCTTTGTCACGACCGGCAAAGCAAACTTTGCAGACCTAGCCAACAGCATCATCCAAGACATCGCCCGGATCGCGATCCGACAAGCGATCATCGCCCCGCTGGTCAAGGGCGTGGGCGGCATCTTTGGTCTCAAGTTTGCCGACGGCGGCAT